GATGTCGACGTTTCATCTGGCCAAAACATTCGCGAATACGGAGATGCGCTCGAACAGGTTTTTAGCTAATGGGAGTATTCGAGCGAATAGCCAGCGCGTTTTCGCGCAAGCAGACGAGAGCGCGTTCTCTCGCTCGGCGACAGGCGATTGCCCCGCTGGCCATCGATCAGCAGTTCACGCGGATTGGTGGGGCGCTTACGCCGGCTGCCGTTTCCTCGATTATCCTCGAAGCTGACACGGGATACATTCATCGTCTCGTTGACCTCGGAAACGAAGCGCGGCAGAAAGACTGCCACCTTCAGAGTTTGCTAGGAACGCGCGAAGCAGCCCTCGGTGGCCTGCTCTGGAAGGTGCCGCCGGCCAAAAAACCTGGAGAAGTTAAGCCCCAGGACGCCGACCGCCAGGTGGCACACTTCGTTGATGGGGCGTTGCGCGGAGCGGAGGGGTCGAGTCTCAGTGGGAGCAGAAACTTCACAGACTTGATTAGCCACTTGTCGAGTGGTGTTTACTTCAGTTTTGGTACATCTGAAATTGAATGGAAGCTTGCCAGCGGCAAGCTTATCCCGCAGGGGTTTTGGCCGATTGCTCATCGTCGGTTTCGGTTTAGCAGGGGCAACGGGGAACTGGTTTGGTGGGACAGTGCCATGCCAGGCACGGCCGATGGGGTAAACCTCCACAAGACCTTTCCCGACAAATTCATCATCCATCAGCCGCGAGTCAACGGAGACGTTCCAGCCCGAGAGGGTCTCATCCGCGTTCTGATGTGGGCTGCCCTGTTTCGCAACTGGGGGATGTCAGATTGGTTGAAACTGGCTGAGATGGCCTGGAAGCCTTGGCGATTGGGCAAGTATCATACAGATGCCAGCACAGAGGAGATCGACGACCTCGAAGAGTCGCTGCGTCGACTGACGTCTAACGGTATTGCGACCTTTTCGTCTCGTGCCGAAGTGAGCATCGAATGGCCAGAGCGCGGGCGTGGCGGACGACCTGAGCATCACGACCTGTCTGAGTTTTTGGGCTCAGAGATGAGCAAGGCAGTGCTCGGTCAGACGCTCACGGTTGATGCGGGTGAGCGGGGCGCGAGGAGCTTAGGCGAGGTCCACGACCGCGTACGTAAGGACATCCGAGAGAACGACGCAATCGCTATGGCTGCGACGATTCGACGGGACCTTATTGCTCCTCTTGTCCGGCTCAACTTTGGGAATGACACCATGATCCCTGGGTTTCACTTCGTTACCGATGATGCGGTTGATGAAGGGGCTTACGCGCGAGCGGTTGAGGGGCTGGTTCGGTCTGGCCTGGAGATGTCCCAGGACTTCGTGAGAGACCGTTTGGGGATCCCCAACCCGGAACCGGGTGAGAGGCTCTTGATGGGTCAAGAGGAGCTAGCCGGTGAGCAGGACGAAGAGGAAATTGAAGTCGATGTCGAAGTTGAGGACTAATAGTTTTATGGCGTATCCGCCGGCTATCCTGAAGGGGTTGGCAGTGGAAGACGTATTCGTCGAGAAAGACGCAACCGAATTGGGTCTGTGCGTCAAGGCGATGTACCTCAAGGATGGCGACGGCGAGAACCTAGAGCGAACATATCGGTTTGTAGCGTCCACCGAAGACATGGATGCTGACGGCGATATCGTCGAGCAGAAGTGGGATCTGAAGCGGTTTAAGCAGAATCCTGTGGTGCTATTTGGGCACAACAGCCGAGAGCTTCCTATTGGAAAGGCCACCGACGTGGGCGTGGTCGACGGTCAACTTGAAGCGACGCTAATACTGGCTTCAGAAAAGGCTAACCCGCTGGCCGAGCAGGTCAATCAAGGAATTAAAGAGGGGACGCTAAGGGCTGTCTCCGTTGGTTTCAGGCCAAAAGAAGTCCGTCATGAGCGTCGGAATGACAAGGACGTTTTTGTACTGAGCGACAATGAGTTGTTCGAGATCAGTGTTGTGCCGATCCCGAGCAACCCCAAGGCATTGGCAAAGATGAAATCACTGGCCATGCAAAGCAAAGAGTTTGACCTCACCCCGCCGAAGGTGTTGAGGGAAAAATCCGCCAACGGCGGGAAGGAAGGCGCTATGGATTTCGAGAAAATGCTCGAAGAGAAGTCGGCCCAACTAGTGAAGCTAGAGGCTGCCTTTGGAGCAGAGAAGGCGAAGGTCGAAACGCTGAACCAGCGTTGCAAGGACCTCGAAGAGGAGCGGAACAGTTACAAGTCGAAGGCAGATGAACTGCACAAGACTGTCGTCGAGAAGCAACTCGATGATTTGGTTGGTCGCAAGATCACGCCGAATGAGCGAGCGACGCTACTCAAGTTGGCGTTCGTTGACGATGCTCTCTTCGATGAGCACATGAAAGCCGTTGCGGAACGTGCGGACATGCCGCATCTCAAAGACAAGGTTATGGGTACCGATCCAACTCCTCGCGAGTTGCCCGCGGCACCCAATGGTCATTCGGGAGAAGTTCTCGAACAACTGATTCAACAGCGGGCCTTCGGGAACTGAGGAGTAGAATATGAGTACTGCACTTCGTAAGCGTGAATTCGCTACCTTCTGGACGGCCACCGTGGCTGCCGGTCAAACGGCGACCTTGGGTCGCTTGGCCATTTTTGCAGCTGCTGATGACCAGGTCCAAACGGCCGGGTCAGGCAGTGACCTGACCATCGGTGTCTTTAAAGAGACTGCTGCTGCCTCAGCGCGCGTCGAGATTCAACTCTGGGCCCCCGTGGTCCCTGTAGTTGTCGGCACGGGCGGCGCTACCCGCGGCACCAAGGCCGTTGGCGTGGCGGACGGGATAACGGATGCCGCGGCGCATGACTCGTCCGGCACGACCGACAATGCGATTGTTGGCATCTTCATGCAATCTGGCATTGCTGGCGACACCGTTGGCATGATGCTTATGCCCGGTAACCGTGGTTCCGCATAAGGGAAATGAAAATGTCAATCGTTCAAGTTACAAATGATCAGATGGCGGAGATCAAAGGGATCGAAGCCGTCGGTGGATTCAATGACACCCATGCTCTGAAGAGCAATGTGCGTCTAGCCAATGCTCGCGGCGTCAATCGCGCTGCTCAGTACCACAAGTACATGGATAGCGTTGATTGGATGCTCAAGAGCAACGACCCTCGTGTGGTTGCTCAGGTAAAGCAGATCAACGCTGGCCTTGCAGGCCTCATGCACAAGGACATTGCGACAGCGACCGTTCATCAGAACGCCACGCTTAGCAATCTCAGTGTGCAGTATGCCAACGAGATGTACATCGGCGAGATGCTGATGCCCATCCTCCAGGTGGCCAAAGAAACTGACACCTACTACAGCTACGGGCAAAGCGATCGGATGCAATATCCGGACGACGAACTCGGAAGCCGTGGTCAGGCGAATGAGATCCAAGAGAACCGGGCGACTACTAGCTACACGTGTAACCCCTACGGTTACTCCAACTTCGTTTCCCAGCGCACATTGAACAACCAGGATGCCCCTCTCGATGAGATGGTCGACCTGGTCGAAGCAATCAATGAGGGCCTTGCCTTTCGTCGCGAGCTTCGTATTGCAACCGTGCTAACGACCGGAGCTAACTTCGGCGCCAACACGGCGGCGATTGCGGCAGGAGTGCGATGGGACACCGCCCTCGGTGGTGACCCTATCTCTGACATCAAGACGGCGCAGGCTGCCTTGTGGCAGGGCACTGGGCCGGGGTCGTTTATCGGCTACTGTTCGCTCGATGTGTGGAACGTCTTGTGTCGTCACCCAGCGATTCTCGACCTGTTCAAGTACGGCGGCTCTTCGCCAGGCTTGGCAACTCCTGACATGTTCGCAGGGTTCTTCGGACTCGACGGGCTGCTCATTGGAAAGGCTCGTCAGGACTCCACCAACGAGGCGACTGCAGCCACGTACTCCCGCGTATGGGGCGACGTGTTCGGTATTGTTCGAGTAGCAACTCGCGCGAGCATTCGCAATGCGGTGTTCGGGTACACGTTCCGTCACCTCAGCCCTGAGACGAACGTCGTGTTCGATCCTCTCAAGGGTCACGGCGGCGGGTTCACGGCGCAGGTTTCGGTTAGCGAAACTCACGACGTGGTAGCTTCACCCACTGGCTATCTGATTACTACCCCAATCGGCTAATGGGTCGTAAGCAAGTTCTAGCATCGAGGACGACGAAGTCGGCTGAGTCCGACAAGTCGTCCAAGCCTGAGCGCTTTGTGCGCTGGCGAAACGATTCGTCGCGCATGATTGAGCCAACCGTACAGGGCGTGACTATTCGCTTTTGGATGGTTGGTGTCGTGAAGAGTTGCCCAGAGAGTTGGAGCAGCCAACTCGAAGTTCTCGGGTTCACCCGAGTGGGCTATGCGGCGTGACATACATCGTGCAAGCGGACTTGGAAAGCCGCATCAGCCCATTGGTCGTGCGCCAAATTTTGGATGACGATTTAGATGGGGTTCCTGATGCGGCTGCGCTTGCACAAGTGATTGCCGACGCGGAGGGCTATGTAGAAGGCTTTCTGCGCGGCAATTACGACCTTACTGCCATTCGTGCACTTGGCGTGGCAGCGCCGAACGAGATTAAGCGGTTGTGCCTTGACGTGGCCGTCGCATATTTGGTCGATCGTCATCCTGAATACGTTCGGGCTGACGGTCGCAAGATGATGGAGCGCGCTCGACGCGACCTGATGGATCTACGGAAGAGCGTTACCCGTCTCGATACCGTTGGAACGCTCGAACCGGCTGCCAATCAGACTCACATTACCGAGAGCGGCGATCCTGACGAAGCAGAGGCAGAGGAGAAGTTCTTCATCGATAGAAATTCCATGGGGATTTTCTAGGTGCCTCTTGAGTTATCGCCAGTCGGCGGGTTGCAATTGCCTGTCCCCGCTGGGGCTGCTGGCGAGAAGCTAACTGACCCTGTCGTCGAGGCGCTCTTAGACTTCTCCGCGTTCTACATCAAGAACGCGTGCGACGCGAAAGTAGCAAATTTCTCGCCTGCCGGAACACAAGTAGACGCCTGCCCGGTGGCCAACCAGTTCACGTTCGATCCGCTCGAAGCTCGTGGGCACCAGGTCAAGCTGCCAGTTCCATCGCTCTATGTCTTTTGGCAGGGCGACAGTAAGAGTGTCGAATGGACCATCTTCCACACGTATCGGGTGAGAGAGATCCATCTGATGTATGCGTTCGAAGAGTTGCCATCGATAACGGCGATGACCCAGCGGCACGGGTTGTTAAATTCGGTTGACGCGGCTCTGCACAAGATGAGCAAGCGTCAGCTTCACTCCTCCTTCACTCCGTCGATTTTGGGCCCAACGGTAACCACAGCCGGTGTTTGCATGGGGATTAGTCAAGCACTAGGCGACCGCGGTGTGGTCGACTGGAAGTGGCTTGGCGGGCACAAGGGACGATTCGGAATTGACGAGGGCCCACTAGCTGAGCGTCGCGCCGCTAAGAAGTCAGGTCGTGACTTTCCTGCGCTGTTGGGCAAGTTCGAAGTGTGGGAGCGAATCACTGAAAAGACAATGAGCGATGGTCTATACCCGACTGGCGATGGTACCCCAGACATCTCGGTGACCATCAACGCATCAGGCGGTGAGACGAACCAAACAGTTGAGTTTCTCACTGGTGTTTTAGGGGCGCCCGACGGCTCAGAAGACTTGGACGACTGCTAATGGCTAACCCGACGAGAGCTGCAACGATTAGGTTTGATCGGGCCGCCATGGAAGCGGACCCTGGCCCACAGATCACTCACTACAACATGCCACTGGACTACCCTCGGCTGTACGAGTGGATCCCTGGCGACACGACCACATCTGATGGCCTGGCGGTTCTAACGCATAGTGGCGGCACCATCGGTCGATGGCACCTCATTCGTGGCGACATTCAAGGAGTCAACCTGACCGATGCCGATGAGACACTGGTCGTGGGGGGTAACTTCTTTAGGGTACTGCCAGCAGCCGTCCCGCTGACAGTCAATCGGGTCAAGACCCTGGCGACAACCAATGCTGCGGTTGGTGACGAGATCCACATCAACAGGATTGGACTGGGAGCTTTCACACTGGCCATTGCCAATGGCGGGGCGGGTGCTGGAACGATTTACACTTTGCCGGCCGGCCAGTCTTGGTGGGCCAAAGCCTACTTCAACGGAACCGACTGGGTGGCGCATAGCGCAGGACAAAATCCATGAAAAGATACATGAAGCTGGAGGGCGTACTGCCTTCGTTGGTTAGCAACCCATGGGGCCTAGACCCTCTCGGCTATGTCGGCGTTAAGCGCAAGTCCTGGGAGTACGGAAAAGCTCCGTCGTCGCCTGGCGACCGATACGAGCCGCTGGCTCATGTCTACGAGTATCACCCTATGCTGGTC